TTATAATAAATGTGAATAATCTTCAGGAAGTTCAGCGTCAATATCTCTTAGATATTGCTGTAAAGCAGAAAGTGTGGAATGTCCTGTAATAAGCATTAGCCTATCATAGGTTTCATATTGTGAGTATTTAGAACGTAACTCTCTGTATAACTTGGTAATAAAGGTATGCCTAAAAGAATAAAGTCCATAATCTTCTCCTAAATTAAGTTGCTTCTTTAATTTTCCAAAGCGTTTAGTCCAATAATCGCGTTTATTTACCTCGCTTGTCTGCCAATCATCAACACCATTGGGAGTAAATAAGAAGTAATTAGGATTTGCTCCTTTTAAATGTTGAATTTTTTTAAGAAGTATTTCTGGTATTATCTTAATCTTTACCAGTTTATTTTTAGCACGTACATTTAACTTAGCACCGTCAAAATCAATATCTTTAATTTGCAATCTGCATACCTCTATAGGTCGTAAGAAGTTATAAGAGACAAATTTAACAAACAAAAGCAACTCTTTATCCTTTTGTGTCATAAGGGTAAAAATATCGTCTTGTTGCTTCTGTGTGTAGGTTTTATTGCGTTCTGGTTTAGCTTGTAGCTTCTTAATTTTTGTAACTACATTTTGTTGTACAATCTCATTCTCTTCTAATGTGGCAAATATGGCATTAATAACTGTAAGTGTATTATTTCGGTTACGTGGGCTTGTTCTCAGTAGTATTTCATTTAAAAAGTCATTAATATGTCTCTTTGTTAAACTGCTTATAGGAGATTTATCTAAGTTTTTATCTATCAAGTATTTTTGAAATTGCTTAACACGATAACTATAGTCAATAAAACTATTTTCTGAAACACTATTTTTCTTTAGTTTCAGAGCAAAATCAAGTGCAGATACTGTAGTGTATTGCTCGTTAATTATGAGATTTTGAGTATTTTCAGCATTAGGAGTGTAGCCATTTTTTAAAATACGCTCAATGATATTTCGCAAGATATGAATTTCTGTGTACCTACTATCAAAATCTTTATAAACTTGGTTTATTTTGAAGAAAATAGATGGCTGTTTAACCATTTTACCTTCTTCATTACGAAAGTAGTAATATACGTACCAACGCTTATACCTTTGCAGTATTTCCTCTTTTTGCTTTTCTGTAAAAGCACTTAATCGTTTCTGCTCTATAATTTTGGGGTATATTTTTGGTACTGAATAGTTCTTCTTATCCATAACCCTGTCGGTTTTACTATTATTGATATACTCGGTTTTATACTCGGTTTCTATAAGTTCGTTTAGTATAGACATAAAAAAATACGCTTTAAAGCGTATTTTTATTAGGGTTTTAGTTTTGTAGCGGGAACTGGACTCGAACCAGTGACCTTCGGGTTATGAGTTTAAAACAATATTGTTTTAAATTTATAATTTTCTGATTCACAACACTACAAAAGTAAAAAAATACGCAAAAATATGGTGATTTGTATGCGTTATTAGTATTCGTTTTATCTATTTTTTAGGGTAAAAATTAATAGCTTTAGATTTATTTTTATGCGGTTTTTCTATCCACATTTTCGGTTGAATTAGTGCGTTTTTTTAATTCTTCTATCTCCTGTTTCAATAATTTTATTTCTTCATCTTTATTTTCAGCAACTTCTTTATAAACAGAACCGTATCCAAGTATTAACCAAATAGGTCTAATTTCAGGTATCATTTCCATTACTTTTTCTAAGACACTTGCAGGGATAGATTTTTTACCAGCTATAAATGTAACTAACTCACCGTAATTTACTTTTATCAATTTAGCCAAATCTTGATGGCTTATATTTTTTACCCTACAAATTTCATCTAAACGAAGTCCAACTCTTTCTAATGATGTTGTATTATGTTTAGAACTTTCATAGCGACTCAAATCATCAATGATCCAATTCTTAGGCTCTAAATGATACTCTCCATATAAAAAATCTTCAAATTCAGGATAAACTTTCTTTATCTTATCAAATGTATCTATAGGAATAGGACTTTTTGCTATCGCTTGTGAAAAAGCAGATTCACTCTTATAACCAATTATTAAAGCAAACTCTTCCTGAGTTTTTACATTTCCTATACTCTTTAAATATGAAATGAATTTTTTAATATTTTTTTTATCCATAACAAAAAATATTTATTTGATAATCAGCAATATACAAAATACAGATAAAGAAACTTTATTTAAAATTTGGATTATGAGATAAAGTTTCTTTATCTTTGCACTTGTAAAACTACCAATGTAAGACTACAGCGGTAAAATTATAGATTTATATGAAATTGACCAAGAAAGTTATTTACTTTTTTTCTGAAAAAGGAAAAAAACAAACAAGAAGAATGCAACTTGCATTAGCTATTGGCGTTGGATATGATACCATAAATAGGTATATAGATAACGATAATGAAAAACTTGACACTACAAAATGTAGAAGTGCACTGATTGAAATTACAGGAGTACCTAATGAGAAACTGTTTGAAAAGTCTAACCTTTAATCCTCCACATTATGTTTAAAAGAATCACTTATTATCACCTCGACAATTATTGTCGTTTGTGCCGTGTAGAGATACGCACAATTTTATTTGGTTTTGTCATTAGTAGCCAGTTTTGCGATGTGATATAACTATTAAATATTTTTCAATGGATGCTGAAACAGTATATAAGGTTGCCCAAGCGTTGGATAATACCCAACAAGAACGCTTGCGCCAACTATTGAATACCAATATAGAAAGCAATCCAGTAACTAAAAAGAAAAAGAAAAAACAACTATGGGACGAAAACGAACTAAGAGAGCGAATTATCGCCGACTTCCAAAGAAGAGCAAGAGAGTTCAAAAACAAAAACACCTTCCTCACCTCCTCTTCGAGGTAGTTCCGATAAGTGCTACTACCAAGGTAAAAACAACCTATAAGGTGTCGGCTGAAAAGCGAAAGATATACAATAATACTTACCGCCTCAAATGCAAAGGTTATAGAGTAGAACCGCACAAGCATACTATCTATGCCTATAACGATGAAGTAATGAACACTACACAAGCCAAGAACTTAATGAAACTCGGCTTTGTAGTTCAATTAGAAATACAATAACTATGGTATACGGATATATACGCGTAAGCACTGACAAACAAACTGTAGAAAATCAGCGTTTTGAGATAAATAATTTTTGTGAAAGCAACAAAATGATAGTAGATAAATGGATTTCAGACGAGGGTATTTCAGGCACTAAAGATCCATCTAAACGCGATTTGGGAAAGCTGCTAAAAAAAGCAAAAAAAGGCGACATCATTATCTGTTCAGAGCTATCCCGATTGGGGCGTAACCTGCTAATGATAATGAGCATACTAAACTACTGTATGGAACAGCAAATTAAAATTTGGACAATCAAAGACAATTATCGTTTAGGTGATGATATTAGTAGTAAGGTATTAGCATTTGCCTTTGGTTTATCAGCCGAAATAGAGCGCAATCTTATCAGCCAAAGAACTAAAGAAGCTTTGGCACGCAAAAAAGCTGAAGGAGTGGTATTAGGCAGACCGGTTGGTGCTAAGAGCCAAAAAACCAAGCTAACAGGGCAAGAAAAGAAAATATACGAGTTGCTACAGAAAAATATATCATACTCGGCTATTGGGCGACTGCTCGGAGTACATAGGCTAACTGTATCGACATTTGTAAAAGAGCGAATAGACGAAAATGGAAAGATAAAGCCGCTTATTTCTCAAGAGGATAAGGTATATCAGCTGCTCGAACCTTTTGGCAAAGAGATAGTAGAAGCATTTTTAAGAAATGTACCTATGTACGAATTAGCAAAACAATATAATGTGCCCCAACAAAAAATAAGTAACTTTATTAGGCAATACAAAGCATAAAAACACCTAATTATGACACGAGAACAACTTATAAACCTAACTCTCGAATTACAGAATATTACTGGGGTACAACTAAAGCCTGACGCTTGCTGTTATGCTTTTGGTTACCCGATGTTTGATTATTACAATTTTGAAGACAAACTGAAAATGCTTTACCCTGATGAATATAAAGAGAATATGAGTATGCATCAATTTCTTACTCAAAAGTATGGTAAACGTGTTGTCGAAATTGTAGAACAGCTTATTCATCATTCATAATTCAAAACTAATATGAACGTATTACATTTTCTTTTAGTTCATAGACTTACCGTAGCTTCTTTTGTAAAAAGACATAACCTAAAAAAAGAATAAAATACTTATGAAATCTGTAATAACCCCAGAAAAGGCAGCGTTCATTCGTCAGCATTACCTAAAACTATCAAGTAAAAAAATTGCAAAAACATTAGGTGTATCACCTTGTGCAGTTCAGAGATTTATGCGCAAAAATAACCTTAGAATATCAGCTGAATTATGTGCTTTTTTCAAAAGTGAGGGAAGTAAAAAACCTTTCAAAGAAGAAGAACTTACTTTTATTCACGAACATATTCGCAATTATTCTTTAAAGTGGATAGCCAAGACATTAAATAGAAGTTGTGTTACAATAAGAAAAGAAGCACACCGCTTAGGGTATAGCGAACTACTGAAAGAAAAATCGCTAATTAGTAGATATCAAAAAGGGAATATTCCTGAAAACAAAGGTAGCAAAATGTCAGAAAAAACTTATGAGAAGGTAAAACACACTTTTTTTAAAAAAGGGCATTTACCTCATAATACTCTTACTGATTATACTGAGGTGGTTCGCAATGAAAAAGGGACTTCTTACATTTATATAAAGATACCAGGAATGAGAAAAGTAATACCTAAGCATCGTTATCTATGGGAGCAAGCACACGGAACAATACCTAAAGGGTATAATATCATTTTTAAGAATGGAAATACGCTCGATTGCTGTTTAGAAAATTTGGCGTGTGTAAGCGATGAAGAACTTATGCAAAACAATACTATTCACCGTTATCCTAATGAGTTAAAAACAGCTATAAAACAAATTTCTAAACTAAAAAAACAGCTAACAAAATGAACTTAGACGACTTAAACGAAACCTTATTCAAGCTCTTAGACGACATTAAAGAGGAGCGCGTTGATACTTCAAAAGCACAAGCTATGACTAATGTTGCTAATACCATTATCAATTCTGCAAAGATACAGCTTCAAGGAATTAAACAAATGCAAGACTCTGGCATAGTACCTTTAACAATGAAAGACTGTAGCCCAAAAATGTTAGGTAACTTATATGATCAAAAGAGTGCTTTTGCTAAAAAACTCGGTTACTCTAATGTAGCAGAAGCCATTGGAAAAATGGGAAAAGAGCAATTCAATAAACTTTTTGAAGAAAGAAACTGATTATGATTAAATCATCAGTCATAGATAAATTATACGAAGCCGACCTGTGTCAAGCCATTGGTAGGGTGTATCCCGATGCTTCGTATAAGATACGTAACAACGGAACGGCGGAGGGGTGCTCGCCTTTCAAAAACGAGCGCACCCCCAGCTTCAAGGTTTCCAATGTAAAGAATATATGGAAAGACTTTGGTTCGGGCAAAGGAGGTACGAGCATTATCGACTTTATACAAGAATACAAAGGCGTTGATTTCCTCGAGGCGGTAAAAATCGCCTGCGAAACCCTCAACGTTCCTATAGAATACGAAAAAGAAACCGACGAGCAAAAAGAAAAGCGCACCCAAAAGCAGAGCCTTACACAAATACTCAAGAAAACGGCCGAAATATACCGTCAGAATTTCGTGAGTTTGCCCCCTGAGAGCGAAGCCAAGAAGTATATGCTTAGCCGTAATTTTACCGATGAGATTGTGGATAACTTCGGTATTGGTTATGCCCTGGCAGGCTTGTACGAGGCGTTCAAAGAGCAGGCTATCGTGAGCGATGGCGAAGCATTAGGTCTGTTGCGCAAGAATGCCCAAGGTAATTATTACGACTTCTTCAAGGGGCGTATTATCTTCCCTATTTGTGACAAGTACGGCCATTGTGTAGGCTTTGGCGGTAGAATACTTACTAACGATAAGAAGCAACCTAAGTATATCAATAGCGCTGAGTCTGATTTATTTGATAAATCCAACTTGCTGTACGGCTTCCACTTGGCGCGTAACACCATTGCCAATACGGGCGAGGTGTATTTGGTAGAAGGCTATACCGATGTAATGCGAATGCATCAGATAGGGTTTGCCAATACCGTTGCTACCTTGGGCACGGCTCTCACCCCACAGCATTTGGCACAGCTGAAGAAACTTTGCCGCAAGGTGATTATCTTCCGCGATAGCGATAGCGCAGGGCGTACGGCTGCCGAGCGTGATTTACAGCTGATATTGCAAGCGGGATTATTTGCCGAATTAGTGGTATTCCCGTCGGAAGACAAAGAAGACCCTGACAGCATAGGGCAACGCCCCAATGCGGTAGAACTTATCAAATACTCGCGCAACGATGCTATAGTGCACCTTATTGGCGAAGCCTACCGCGCAGCACTCGACCGCTATACTGCGCAGCACGGGCAGAGCAAAAAGGCTCTGCTATTACCCGAAGATAAAAAGAATCTCACCGAATTGGCTAAAAAACTTGTAGGCTGCATTCCTGATGACACTACCCGCGAGGCGTATGCCGAACAGCTCAAAGAGATGTTTAAAATTAAGGTAGCTTCACAACAAAAAAAGGAGGAAAAACCTAAAAATATTAACAACTCTCCACGTGTTCAAAGAGGGGAGGGGAGTGGTATAGACGGCTCGCTCGATAACTGTGTTTTCCCTGACGAAGTAGAAGATCCTTACCTGTATAAGAATGAGATTATAGAATACGGACTATTTCAGCACAAAAACCGTATCTATACATCCGCGGGCAAGGAGGGTAAGGAATACTTTATGTCGATTTCTAATTTTTCCATTGAAATAGTGCAGCATATGCAAGATGAGAAGTTCCCGATGAAACTTATACGCATCTGCAATATCTATGGCAGTGAAAAGATTTTTGATATACTTTCCGATAAAATAAACTCCCTACCCTCGTTTAAGAACGTGGTAACCTCCTTTGGTAACTACTACTTTTCGGGCACTCCTTCACAGCACGAACGCCTCTTGCGTTACCTTTTCGACCGTATGGGCACAGGGCGTAAGATTAGCATACTCGGCTGGCAAACGGAAGGCTTTTGGGCTTGGAACAACAAAATAGTAGTACCCCTGAGCGAAGATATAGTGCTCGACAAAACGGGACTTTTCAATTACCAAAAGACTTGCTACTACATTCCTTCAGCAAATGCCAATTACGAAAATAATGCCTTTATGTACGGAGCGCAAAAGAGGTTTAAGAGTACAGCCACTTCGTTAGCCCCTCCTGAGTACTTCAGACAGATGTATAAGGTACACCGCTCGCACGCCATTACGGCTATACTCTTTGGCATAGGTGCTTTCTACCAAGATATTATTGTAGCGGGTACGGGCTTTTACCCTTTGCTCTTTCTCTATGGCCCTGCTTCAACAGGTAAAGATAATCTTTGCGAGGCGGTACAATCGCTGATGGGTATTCCACAAACCGCGATACAGCTTGAAGGAGGTGCCAGTACCATTAAGGCACAAATACGCGAGTTCTCTCAGTTTAGCAATGGTATATCGCAACTATCGGAGTACAAGCGCGGCAACCCACAGATAGATGGGGTACTAAAAGGCTTATGGGACAGGCGAGGCTATAAGCGAGGAACAATAGAAAGCCCCGTAGCTACCGAAGAAGTACCTATCTTATCGGCAACTATCCTCACCGGTAACGATTGCCCCGATGCTGAAGCCCTTATCACTCGCCTACTATGGGAGGAGATGAAGCAACAAGAGTTCGACGACGAAGCTAAAATACAATACAACCTGCTGAAAGATATGTGTAAGAAAGGTGTATCGGGTATGGCAGACTTCTTTATCCATAAGCGAGACTTCTTTGCCGACAAGTTCTTGGAAACCTACCGAGAGGCTAAAAGGAATTTCACCAAAGGAGAAGTATTTAAGAATGTACCATCGCGTATTACTGATAACCTCTCAGTACTTCGGGCGGTATTCAGCATCTTTAAAAACGATTGGATATTCCCCTTTACTGAAGAAGAGATGTTAGCGCACTTCGAGATAATGGTGGATAGCCAACGTAAGAAGATAGAAACCGACTCGGCTGCCAATCGTTTTTGGGATTGCATTTTGGTATGTATGCGCCTCACCCAGGGCGAAGCCTTACGAATGGGTATCAACCTGCGCGAGGAAGGTGGTTATCTAAGTTTCAATTTCAGCACAGTATATAGTATAGTGCAACGCCAATGGTTTATACAATATAGAGAGAACGCCCCCAGCAAAACCGAATTACGCCGCCAAATAAAAGAAGCCGAGAGCTTTGTAGGAGAAGATAAAGCAGTACGAATAAACCTAACCATTAACAGCCCTACCAGTGCCATAAAGGTAAATATCAACAAGCTGCCTATACGTGCAGAACTCATCGCAGAGATTGAAAATCAACGATTAAGAGGAGAAGTAAAAGACATACAAGACGAAGAGAATAGTTTTTATTGATAGTTAAAAAACACGAAAATTGAAAAATGAACTATTTTTTTTATAAAAACACGATTTTTTTAGAAAATGGCACTTTTTTTTTCCTACATTTCCTACAAGAGTTTAATATTCTAATAATGAGTATATTAACTAAAAAAATACGTAGGAAAGTACGTAGGATTTGTAGGATTACGTAGGAACTCGTAGGAAAGTGTAGGAAAAGTTTTTTGGTTTTCCTACGTAAAAAAAGCACTTTCCTGCACACTAAAAAACGCTAATATGCTGAAAATCAAATGTAGGATTTGTGAAAATGGCTCTGTAGGAAATGTAGGAAAAAAAAATGCCCCTTTTTGGAAAAAAGTAACTTTTTTGAAGAAAAAATGCTGAAAATAGCTTTTTTCGCTATAGATAAAATTTATAATTATGAAATATTACTTTAAAATGCTAACCAATATAAAAGTAGCAGCCGCTTATCTACACAAGCGTAATAACGTAGTAATGGGCTTATACCGCGAAGGCAACTTAGTAGGCGGACTCCTTCCTGCCGGTAGTACCCTGTGTTTGCAAGAGTTTTTAAGTGCTATATCGGGTATTTTCCCTTCGCAAAAAAAGGATTTGCTGCTATACCGCTGTATGAGTAATACTATTACCTATGCCAATAACGGCTGGGGAAAATTTTTAAAACAAACTTATATACCCATTAGCGATAATAATTATATAGCCAGTGCGCTGGTGTGTATAGAGCCTATTATCGTTTATCTCCCGAAGGTAGAGGCTTATGTAGCCGCCCTGTACTGGCATCAGTATTTGGTAGGCATTTGCCAATTTGCCAATTTGCCCATCAGCCAATTAGAAAAAATACCAGTTCGGAAGTTATTCCCTACCGATTTAAACCTCTTAGATAGCTATCTAACCGACAACCCTACGGTAGACTATTTTATCGCCGATGAGCAATTCATAATTCAAAATTAATAATTCAAAATTCATAAAATGTTAAGCATCACTTTACACCTGCCCATTTATCTTATTAAGTATATGCGTACGCTCTATGGCGAGCCGTACGCTCCCAAAGCGAGCGACGAAATAGGTATCTATATCCTCAACGTGTTGCAACGCAAAAGCAACCTATCGGAGTACCAGTACCGCGCCAAGAAAGAAATGTTGCAAACCTACCAACTCACTATTAATACAAGCAATTACGAGAAGCGTGGGGCGGTAATCTTGCCACAACAGAACACGCTAATAGTGAAGTTTGTGGACAGTCATTTTCGCAGAGAGCTCTTTCGCACGGCAGTAATGAACCACTATTATTATAGTATACCTTATAAGTTTACCATCATCAACATATTAAGGTCCTACAACATCGAAGAAAACGATTTACCTTACGATACCATTCGCAAGGATTTTAACCGTAAAAAAGAAGAAATTGAAAAACGATTATTAAAATGAACACGCTACACCTCACCATCAAAAAGAAATGGTTTGATATGATACTATCGGGGGAGAAAACAGAAGAGTACCGCGACATCAAACCGTATTACAACCTTCGCCTTATTGGAAAAGAGTACGATACTGTTGTCTTTAGAAATGGTTATGCTCGTGATGCTCCAAGCCTCACTATAGAATTAAAAACAATACACTTCGGAACGGGTAAACCCGAATGGGGCGCAGTACCCAACAAAAAGTACTTCGTGCTATACTTAGGAAAGATTATTAACACAAAAAATATCAACAAATGAAAAACCTACTTGTAACCGTATCAGGAGGGCGCAGCTCGGCACGTATGGCACGACATATTCAAACCCACTCTAAGTATGCAGACTATAACAAAGTTTTTGTTTTCTGCAATACAGGTATGGAACGCCCCGAAACCATTGAATTTCTGAAAAACATAGTGAAGTACTGGGAAATACCTCTTACAATCATAGAGGGCGTGTATTCCACCGAGAAAGGCATAGGAGTAGGCTATAAGGTAGTAGATTTTGAAACAATGGATATGCAGGCTCAAACCTTTGCTAATATGATAGCCCACAAGAACAAAGGAGTATTTAGCGGACTACCCAATATGAAAGCCCCTTACTGCTCCGAGAATCTCAAAAGCCTCCCCAGTAACCAGTAAGAAGTTTGCCGATGAGATTTTTGGAAAGGGGAACTATCAAATAGCGATAGGATACCGCAAAGAGGATATGCCTAAGCGCATCAGCTGGGCAGATATAAAAGCCGATACTAAGCGCATATTTCCTCTGCTGACAGATTTTGAAGCACCTATAGGACAACAGAAACTCAATGCTTTTTGGAGTACTCAACCTTTCAAACTCGGCATACATAACAAACTTGGTAATTGTGAATTATGTTGGAAGAAAAGCACTGCTAACCTAATTGAGAATATCAAACACGGCACTCGCTTTATTTACTGGTGTAAAACACAAGAAAGCAGCTATCAAAGCAAAATGTTCCGCAACCACTTAAGTATTGACGATTTAGTGCGTATGGCAGCCCTGCCCAATCAATTAGCCCTGCCTTTTGACCAAGAAGACGGCTGCGTATGTACCTTTTAGCTGCTCACCTCACCGATGAGGCGACCAAATCATAAACAATTAAATATCAAACATATGAACACACAAAATTTAACAATCCAAGAACTTGTGCCCCTTATCCAAGAATGGGCAAAAGAAAGAGAAATCTATGAGCAACTAACGCCTTTTGATGAACTCCTCAAAACCCACGAGGAAGTCGGCGAGCTTATCAAGGCGTGTTATGACAACGACAAACCCGCTATTCAGGACGCTATTGGCGATGTGATAATAACTCTCATTAACTATTGTTATATGATAGATGGAGATGCGCTATCTTTTTTTGGCAAGTACAAAAAGACAATTTGGGATGAGTATGCAAAAGTAATACCTACATCACTTACAATCAATGAAACTTTATCAGGATTGATGAGAAGTGCTTGTATTTATAAAATAAGAATAAGTGATAGTATAAGCCTTTACATATCGTTGATATTTGATTGTTTGTACAATTTGGCTGACTTGTATAACACCACCCTTGAGGAGTGCCTAAACATCGCATACAACGAAATCAAAAACAGACATTCCTGATTAGTTCTTTATAGTATTTCTTTCATTTATTAATGTTTTTTCAATTTGCTACCGCCTCACCTATAGGGCGGTAGTTTTTTATTCTTCACCCCCTTTTGGCAGCTCCTGCTCAAAGCGTTCTTTCAGCTGCATACTATCAGACTCCTGCGAGTATGGGTACTTTCTTACAATCCCCAGCCAGCGGTCCTGTTCATCGTAAAAGTGAGTAAAACCTTCAGGAGGCAATAACAATTCAAAAAATGAAACCCCTATAACCTCTGATACTTTTTGAATAGTATCAAGGGAATTGTTTTTAAGATTCTTGTTTAGCGTCTGATATTGTACCCCCAGTGTGTTTGCTACATCAGCAAGTTTAAAACCTTTGCTTTTAATCTTTTTAGTGATATAGTTATAATCTATCATATATAAGAATAATTACATTAATGCTGCAAAAGTATATAAAATAATTGATATAGCAAAATAATTAAAAAAAGTATTATTTGCATAAGTGCTTACTATCAATCACTTACAAAATAAATTACAAAACATATAAAAAAAAGTATATAAAAATTTGTATATATGTAAAAATAGTTATACCTTTGCACTGTCAAACAATAAGAACAAGTAATAACATTAAACACATTAATAGTATGAAAGCATTAAACAAACAGCAAGAACCTCAAATATTTTTTGAATGGTGTTATAACAATTATGAAGTACGTACCCAGTTAGAACTCAAAGGGCGTGGTATAAAAAAATCAGAATATACTGAAGGCGTCTACTTTGTAACACCAAAAGCACTTGAAAAACTTGAAGAAAAATACATTTGCGCACGTTATGATGTACATTCATTAAACAAGTAATCACAACGCCCTGAGCAAGGCGCAAAAAGGCTCAATATATTAGTAATAACCTTTTAAATACATAACACTATGACAACCATTAAAACACTATCAGAAATCAACTTTGATATAACTCTAAAAGTAGCCAAAGTAAGAGGCGGGTACGCTATTATCAGCGGCTACAACAAGCTGAGCAAAACCTTCAAAACTGAAGCCCTTGCACAAGCTGAACTTGAAGAAAACCGCTCTCATTATGAATACTGGTCAAAAAGTGCTGGTTCTTCATATGTGAACGCCTATGGTAAAGGGCTTGTTAGAAAAATCTATATTTAACCTTTAAAACCTCAAAAGCAAATGAAACCACTACACGACACCATAAACGACCGCTATATTATCAGTACCTACTTTGATAAAGCTGCAAAAACATATATCACCAGTGTAACTGACAAACACACTTTTGATATTATCAAAGAAAGCAAATCATCTACCTACAACAATGCTAAAACCATACACAAATCAACCGTATTACACTACACACTAAAAAATAATTAATAACCTTAATAGTCGTATCAAAATGAAAAATATCATTGTAAGTATCACATAAAATCACTATATTTGCACCATACGAAAAAATGTCAAAAAAATGTCAAACTATCAGCATACACCACCCTTGCAAATACCTTATCTTTGCACAAAAGATTTGCAAGGCGGGTAGTATCATAAAAAAGAATAACAACCATTAAAATATCAATCAATATGGCAAAAAAAATACAGTACACCCCCGAAATGAAAAAAGTAATTGACGAGTTAGGGCTTAAAGACGAAAATATAATGTACATTAACATTATTCGTGAACCGCTCGAACGTATCCTAAGTGGTGAAAAAACAGTTGAGTTTAGAGACCTTTCAGACTTTTGGCTCAAAAAAGTTGCCAACTTCAATAGCAAAGGCGAGTATGTAAGCGATAAACCTATCACACACATACTATTTCAAAACGGTATGGACAAACCTCCTCACGCCAAACGAGCTCTTGTTGAAATGAAGTACAACATTGACAAAGAAGAAAAGATTGAGAACCCAGACAGCCCTAAAACTCAATACATACTCAAAGAAGCCGAAAAAGAAGGCTTCGCCCCTGATGATACCTATTTAGCTATCGTACTCGGCAAAGTAGTTTTCAGAGAAAATATATAACTTTTTTCATCTCATACCATAAGCACCGCAAGTCTTCAGTAAGGTTTGCGGTGCTTTTTATTTAGTAACCCATAAAATAATTATATTATGCCAAGAGGTAACATTGTACAACGAAGTGCCGTTTCAACAGCTATCAAAGCTGAAAATAAAGCTATAGCCAATCGCCCCGCTAATTGGACGGCAAGAGAAGCACAGCGAGCTCATAGACGAGGTAACGCCAAAGCATTAGGGCGTGCAGGTCGTTCAAAAGTTTAATTCATTCGCTTATGTACTACGCACTGCAGTCCATAAAAGAGCTCGCAACACACACTAATGAGGTGATACTATTCCACTCCGCTACAGGTAAAGATAGTATCGCCTTGTTAGACTTGTGTTACCCATACTTTGCACGCATCACCTGCGTATATATGTATATGGTCAAAGACCTTGAGCATATCAATAAATACATTCTATACGCAAAGCACAAGTACCCAAACATCACGTTCTTGCAAGTACCACATTATGCCCTTTCTCAATATCGCCGAGACGGCGTACTCGGTTGCCGCAAAGACCCCACCCAGCGGGTATATCAGCTTTCTAACATTACCGAAATGGTCAAAAAGAATACAGGCATACAATGGGCAATATTTGGCTTTAAGCAGTCTGATAGCCTCAATCGCCGCCTTATGCTCCGCACCTATCGTGATGAAATGTTTGCCGACAACACCCACAACCTATACCCACTATCAAAGTACAAGAATACCGATGTAGAAAAGTATATCAAACTCAAAAAGCTCATACCTCCCATAAAATATGGTGAAGGGCAAAGTCAAGGTACAAGCGTAGGTAATCTACCTTTCCTACTCTACTGCAAACGCTTTCACCCTGCCGACTATCAGAAAGTAATAAAAGAGTTCCCACAAGCCGAACGAATAGTATTTGAATACGAAACCTATAACCTATAAACAATGAAAGTTAAACAAGCACAATCAATCACCATACAAAGAAGCCAAATCAATTTCGCTTCCTACAATCCCCGCCGCTTATCCGACACCGCAAAAAAGAAACTCAAAGCCAACCTTAAACGCATAGGGCTTGCAGGAGGAATTGTTTGGAACGAAACCACTGGCAACCTCGTATCAGGACACCAACGACTTTCTATTATAGACGAAATAGAAAAATACAATCCTGACACCCACGAAAACGATTACCCTATACGTGTGGAAGTTCTACAACTATCAGACAAAGAGGAAAAAGAGCAAAACATATTCTTTAACTCTACCACCGCACAAGGTGAATTTGATAACGACCTATTAGCCGCACTAATCCCTGAAATAGACTATGACCTTGCAGGGCTTGACGAAGCCGATATAAATGTACTTATCGCTGATGTTCCTGTCTTTGATGTAGCTGACTACAACCAGGCTGTAAAAGATGACTTTCGTAACCTTGAGCAAATCACCGATGAAGAACGCCTCGCACGAAAAGAAGCCGTAAAACAAGCCAAACAAGAAACCAAAGACAGATTAGCACAAGAAGTAGCAGGAGACCCATATATCACCCTTTCATTCTATGACTATGAAAGTAAGCTCTATTTTATGGAAGTACTCAAAAACAAAATAGAAGAAGCAAAAATAATCTATTCTGTACACCCCGATGATAAGTATATCAAAGGCGAAATCGTTCAACAAATCATAGAAAATAGTTAGGAATATAACAATATTAACAATATGAAAAAAAAAGTAGGTAGAAAGCAAGAAATAACCGATGAAATGATAAAAAAAGCACTCATCGAAACATCAGGGCAACCCGTAAAAGCCGCTGAAATGTTAGGAGCCGACTATTCCTACATTTACAGAAGGATACGACAAAACCCCGAACTATACGAAATACAAAAAGCCTATCGTTCCCGCACCTTTCAAACAGTAGCCAATATGAGTGTCAATGCCCTTATATACGGCGTAATGCAAGAGCCCGAAACCGATGAAGAAGGCAATATCATTGACGGCAAATTCAAAAAGGTAAAAGTGCCAATGGCTAACCGCTTATCACTTATCCCTACCATTATGCAAACCTTCAAAACCGATGACGGTATAAAAGACGAAGTCGCCGTACAAGGTTCTATTGACATCGCTCAGTGGCTCAAGAACAACAACAAGAACAATGATTAAAACACAGCCCGTATATAACCCCCTATATCTGAATAAAGATAAGTTCATCACTATCCTTTCAGGAGGTCGAGGCAGTGGCAAGTCCTATAACGCCTCCACCTTCTTGGAACGCTTATCTTTTGAGGGCGGGCACAAAATTCTTTTCAGCCGTTATACTATGGTATCAGCCCATAGTTCTATTATACCAGAGTTTGAGGAAAAGATAGAAGCAGAGGGTACACAAGCGTATTTTAACATTACTAAAACAGCCATCAAAAACACCTTTTCAGGCTCTGAAATCCTTTTTAAGGGTATCAAAACCTCATCAGGAAACCAAACCGCTAACCTTAAATCATTACACGGTATTACCACTTTTGTAGGTGATGAAATGGAGGAATGGCTATCAGAGGAAGACTATGAGAAACTAATACTATCAATCCGTCAAAAAGGCAAGCAATTACGGGTTATCCTTATTCTGAACCCCTCCAATGCCGAGCATTTCATTTATAAGAAGTACATTGAAAAAACGCATAAGGTAGTAAAGATTGACGGCGTAGAGGTGCAAATATCCACCCATCCCGATGTATTGCATATCCACACCACCTACTTTGATAATGCAGAAAACCTCAATGAGCAGTTTTTTAAGCAGATT